TTTCAATTTATCAATAGTTCTGGAAATCTCATACTTCTGTACTTTCATCTTCGTTCCTTTCCCGGAGTGTTATCCCGTCCAGATATTTCACAACTCCGTTGTTATATTTAACTCTATAAGGCGCCAGTTCCTCACGATTCATATACTTATGTCCGTAGATTTTTTTCATGTCTCTGAATACGATCCATGGAACCCTGTAAAACTCCTCGAATTCGAGGGATATTACCAAGAAGCACATGGCCCCCATCTTCATGTAACGTTCAAAGCATTCCTCCTGCTCTTCTGTCACAACATTCCGACTGATCTGGCCTTTATCTGTATGTTTCGCATCAAACAGAACCATTGTAGAGTCCATCAGGGCGCCTTTAAAATCCGGTTGAGCCTGTTGTGTAAAACAACATATGAACTGGCCTCTGTCTCTGTTATACGGCTTGATCACTTTAAAAGCTTCAGGGGTTTTATCTATAACAGCTATCCCCCGGTCCTCATAGAACCGGGAAGCTGCAATAATCATTCTTTCAAAATATTCGCCGTTTGATCTGCTTTTAAGCCCTCTGATTGAACGATTATAAGTATCCATGCTCACCTGCCACTTTCACCAGTTTATTGATCGTTACTGCTCCGATTCCCGGAATCTTATTCTGCTGAAGCAATACAATAAACTCCTTTGCTGTATTTTTAGCTAAAGCCTTGCCTTCGTTGAACCCTTCACTTCTGGCTTTCTCCACTCTGTCTTCCACATAATGAACCAGCTGTTCATCTGTCTTTTTTCTCATTTTTACTGCTTTCTCGTGGATTTTATTTTCATCCATTGTTCTTCTACAACTTTTCTTAGTCATTCTATCTCCTTTCTTACACGGCTTCTGGCTCTACGAACCCGATCTGTCTATCTTCTTTCCATTCTGTTCCGGAAAAATCAAGTGCCTGTCCGCACTTCTCACAAAAATCAGGATAGTAATCTGGTCCAGCATTCAACGCACCACCGCAAACCGGGCAATAATGGTATTCATGTTCCAACTTCACGAAATTGTATCGAATAACAATTCCTGTTTTTGATACAGGTTTCATAGCGATCATTACTCCACCCTCTCTCCATATTCGATCACATATTCATACTGCGTTGTCTTTCTAGTTTCACTGCTTGGAATCTCTTTTCTTACGATCTGAACCGCATATCCTGCTTTCGCCAGCATTGAAACCATCTGCAGTCTGTCTTCTTCATTCCACTGTACCGAGCCTTTACGAATGCTCCTTATGATCTGCTTAGCCATTACCCGCACTTCCTTTCTATCTTTTCTTCTCGTTCTTTCATCAGTTTCTCGAATGCAGCTACAAAAGTTTTTACTGATGACGGCATCTCACAGTTGTGACTGCCCCTGCACTGGATCACTCGACCTTTGTTATATTCCATTGTGAAATATGGTGTATCAGGTTCTTCCACTCTGCGCACAAAGAAGATGTGTGTCTGCCCTTTGGCCACTCGATCAACGTAAGTTCCAACACAATGGTGAAGGGCAGCTCCTTCATTCTTGATTTCCTGTGCATCTCTTGGCACTCTCAATATCAATCCTTTTCCTTTTATCAGGAAAGCGTTATCTATGCCGGCATTCTCTTTGAGCATTTCCTCCAGAAGTTTTTTCATGACCTCAGCCTCTCGCTTTATCCGTTCTTCTTCCCGACGTTTCTTTTCTGCGGCCTTTTTATCTTGTACTGCCTGATATTCCGCAGCTGTCCTGTCATGAACTTTTTTGAAATTCTTCGGGAAATAGAAGAACATATTGGTGAGGTCATATTTCAGTTCTTTACACCAAGCCAGATAATCCAACCAGTCCTTGGCACAATTCTGCAAACGTTCTTCCCTGATATCCGGTCTTTCTTTGTACTGCATATAAGAATATCTCCAACACCCTCCACGCTCTCCTACTCGATAATCGGAACCTTCGCGCTCGATATATCTGCAGATCTTATGAATCGTTGAATGTCTGTTTTCTTTCCGTATCAGCGTTGTATTGCATCCAAAGAGTTTATAGAACCGTTCCAATTCTTCCGCTTTCAGGTTGTATCCGGAGCTTTGCGCTTCCTGCAATAGCCTCAATTCATCAATGTTCCCATCAATAGACTGCAGGATTCGTGTGTTCTCCTTCGTGAGCCCGAGTATTTCAAATATTGTTTTTCCGTTTTTTCTGAGTCCCCTGATTCCATTCCGGCTATTATATTCAAATGCCCCGTCATGAATCTTATTGATCAGATGCGCGGCCAGTTTATACAGACCCATTTTTATAAACCATTCAAGCTGTGGAAACTCCTGATATCTGTAAATAGCATTGGCATAATGTATCTGTTCGCTCGGTCTATTCTCTGACAAAATCTCCAGTGCTGAATATTTCATTGGAGTATCTTTCCATGCTTCCGGCAGGTTTCCCGGATATAAGGCACAGTATGACCTTTCTCTGTACCCTTCATCTGTACACCACCGCATAATACCAGTCTGTTTATACTCTCTGTATTCATAACTGCTGGTGCATGGCATTCCGTTCGGTACAAATTTGTAAAACGTCCTTACGATTTCAAGCAGACTGTCATTCGTTTTTCCATCCTGTTTCACCTCTCTATGGACCGAGAAATATCGCCACAGAAACCCCTCTTCTCTTGGTTCAATGAATGAAACTATCCTTTTGTCCCATATATGTGCCGGCATCCTGCCTCTGGCTTTAATGGTGACCGGACTTCCACAAAGGGGGCATATCCCCTTCTCGTTATTTCTTAACCGAATTTTCGTTCTGTCTACCAGTGTCACCCCATTACAATGAGTGCAATGCACCAGAGCCTCATTCTTTGATCTTGTTGAGTAAATCAGATATCTGCTGAATGACATCGCTTTTTCCGATACCCATTTCTTGAAGTCCTCCGGAATTTCCTTGACTGTTCCCATGACTGTATCAATAGGATTTGTCTCCTTGGCATGTTTTTCATCCAGTCGCCGCTGTTTGACCATGTCCTGAAAACGTGTCACAGCTGTCCAGTCTTTAACATCTTTTTCTGTACTCCATTCTTTGAAAAAGCCACGCATACGATCAATGTCTGCATCCGTCCAGAAGAACATGTTTGGGGTATATCTGTTCCCCTTATCTCTATCCCAGTGATATTCATACAGGTGAATACATTCCATCCGATCAAAAGCTGCAGTCAGCCATTTCACCCTTTCAGCAGTCAGATCCTGTGATATGTAATCATTCTTGGAAAAAAATGTTCTTAACTGAGCGCTCTTTTCTCCTTTCTTCAGTTTATCAATGGGATAGAATGTCATCATCAAAAGATCTTTTTCTATGTCTCTTGTTGTAACAATATGCGTGCCCGCAGCTCTTTCAGCAAACCTGACCATTTCGTCTGTGGCTTCTTCTCTTGGAATCTGTGCTAATTTTCTCTTTTCCATGTGACATCCTCCTACAGAAGATCGAACAGTGATATCTGACCGTTCAGGCCGCTGCTTTTTGTACTTGTTTTTTCAGTTTTCCGCTGCTTGGAAGCAGCATCTTTTTTCTCTGGCTTTTCAGAAACCTTGGAATCATTCTTTGTTTCCTGAATGTCTTTCTTGATTTCTGTAACTTTTTTAGCTGGTGCTTCTGTCTTTTTTGTTGTCGCAGGCTTTTTGTCTTTTTCCTTTTTGGCGGTTTCCGGTTTTTCATATTTGTGGTAATAATCCTCTGCCCATTCATATACAACCTGGTCTTCAACTGCAGTGGATCTGCCATTCGACTGCTTTCTGGCCTGTTCGACAATATAGTTAAAGCACTTGTTCCAGGTCTTGCCCTCCTGCATTACGTCCTCAGCAAGTCCCTGATCCTCTTCGCATCTTTTCAACAGATAAGCAATGATCGGCTCAGCAAAATTCTTCTGGGTTGCTTTTTTCTTTTCAGCTTCCAGTTTTTCTTTAGCCTTCTGCTTTACCGGCTTTGCATTCTCAATTTCTGCAGCTCTAATTTCCTCTTCTGTTGGATCCGCCATTCCTGTAAGAATCTCAGCAAGTGAAGCTTTCCCCAAATACACAGTATCCTCTGCTTTCACTTCATTGCCGCTCTCGTCCTCTAATTTGCTCTCTAGCAGTTCTGTTTCGTCCTGCCCTATCGTTTTACTGTCCACGTCCGTTTCCGTCTCTAAACGGTCGATTTCAGCAGTGTCCACTTCCTGTTTTAACTGTTCTGACATTTGTATTCTCCTTTCTTGAAATCAAAATGAAATGTTATCTGTTCCGGCGCTCTTCCAAATAATGTGGGCCGTCGTTGTCTGTGTCTAAGAATTTGAAGTTGTCTTCTCATATTCCACTCTGGCCTGAAATAAAACGGTGTATACCAAAATTCCTGTTCAGGTCTTTCCTCTGGCATAAGTGTATTGCCTGCTACTGGATTTGATAGCCTGTACTGACACCGGAAG